GCCATCTGCAAAAGTATGGAGGCTTTGAACATCGCCGCAGACTTGCGCCCGGAGATGAAGATCGTCATCAAGCCGAATCTCGTCATGGCGAAATCCCCGGATTTTCCCGCCACGACCCACCCTCTGGTCATAAAAGCTGTGATCAGGTGGCTGCGAGAGCAGGGCATGCAGCACATCACCATTGCGGAAAGTTCCGGCGGTCTCTACAATGCCGAAGCCATGAAACACGTATATCACGTATGCGGCATGGATACTCTGGGCGAAGGTGCTGAACTCAACATGGACTTTTCCGCACAGACCGTAAATTGTCCGGCAGGATTTAAAAATCACAGTTTCCACCTGATCACTCCTATCGTGGAAGCCGATTATATCATTAATATCTGTAAACTGAAGACCCATGCCATGACCGGCTATTCCGGCGGCATCAAGAATCTCTTCGGCACCATCCCCGGTCTGGAAAAGCCCCAGATGCACTACCGCTGGCCGGAGATCGAAGATTTCTCCAACATGCTCTTAGAACTGGCTCAGACCGTAGCTCCCAATCTCACCGTCATTGACGCCATTGATGCCATGGAGGGTAACGGTCCCACCGGCGGCACTTCGCATCCTTTGCATATGCTGCTGGCGGCAAAAGATTTCTATACCCAGGACTGCTTCGCCGCAAAACTTATGGGATTAGAACCTACAGAGATCGTCATGCTGCGTCAGGCACTGGAAAAAGGTCTGGCTCGCCCTAAGGAGTTGGCGCTTGTGGGAGATCCGGTTCCGGAAGGCTTATCTCCTTTTCAGAAGCCGGATACCATAAAATTAGATTTTACCAACGGTGTGCCGAAATTTTTACGCAAGCCTTTCATGTTCGTGGCTTCCCGACTGTTGAAATCCTATCCGCAGCTGACCCCGGAGAAATGCGTGGGATGCGGAAAATGTGCGGAAAGCTGTCCGGCACATGTCATCAGAATCGAAAATCGCAAGGCGAAATTCAAGAGAAAAGGCTGCATCTCCTGCTTCTGTTGTCAGGAAATGTGCCCCATGAAGGCTATCAGTGTAAAGAAAGCCCTGTAATTTCCTGCTTTTTGCTATTATTGTTCTAATTGCATACAAAATTTTTACAAAAATATCAAAAAACGTGTTGACAAAGTGGGACACGCATTGTATACTGAACAGGTCGGTTGCGAGAGCAACGAAATGGAATCTTAGCTCAGCTGGGAGAGCATCTGCCTTACAAGCAGAGGGTCATAGGTTCGAGCCCTATAGGTTCCATTCCAACTTCGGTTGGTCATATGGCGAGATAGCTCAGTTGGCTAGAGCATGCGGTTCATACCCGCAGTGTCGAGGGTTCGAATCCCCCTCTCGCTATGTTAAAACCCTTGATGTTTCAAGGGTTTTTCTTTTTTGTGTTGCATTTCGTGTTGCATATTAACTTACTAAGTTAGATGTAAAAAATGCGAAGAGCCTTCCCGACGCTCTCCGCATTTTTGTATGATAAGAATAATATGGGGTTATATTTAATTTACCATATGCCAACTATGCCCGTCAATAGGTTATGCTGCCGCCAGATACTTCCGCGTGGTCTGGCCAGCCAGTCCATCTGCGGTGATCTTGCAGGACTTCTGATATTCCAAAATTGCCGCTACGGTCTTAGGGCCACAGATACCGTCAATATCAGCCTCCGTCAACAGGCCGGCCTCCATCAACTCCCATTGGATCCACTTTACGCCCTCTCCTTTGTAGAGGTATGTGGTGATCTTCTTTTTCTTTGCCTGCGCCTGGCTTGTTACTGTAATAGCAGGCTCTGTGTAAGGGTTGGTTCCCTTCCAGGTACCAGCGACCTTGGTATCGTAGGTATAGTCCACGTCCTTAAAGGTCAGACCATACACCCACTTAGTCGCGGATACTTTTGTCTGCACCGTGCCATAATTGATGCCCTTAGCCTCAATACACATCGGTACCCCGTTGACTTTGCCGATATACACACCTACGTGGCCGGATTTCCACAGAACAACGCCCGGTGCAAAATCATTAATCTTGGAGATCGGCATCCGGGTGTATGCCGTCTGGTAAAGCTGATAGGAGCCGATGTTAAGCTTCCGGTAACCGGCGATCAGACCGGAGCAGTCCACATTGACCTTGCCGACCTGTCCCTTACGCCGTGCCTTTGCCATATATGCATTGGTCACGACCTTGGGATACATTGCGTGCATGGTACTCATTTTCTTTTCAGTGAGATTCCCCTCCGGGATCTTGGCCCCGTAAAAATACGGGGTGCCAAGACGACCACGGGCATATTCTACCATTCCACTTCCTGTTTTCATTCTTTTGCCTCCTCATCTGCTTTGTTCTGCAGGATCTCAATTGCCTTAGTAATCACTGTCGGTAAGGGGACTCCCATAATTCCAAGGTTTTCTACAATACTGATTAACTCATTTGCACAGAACGCAATAATTACTGCTGTTCTGATATAATCTGTTCCGATCAATATATCCAGCCGATGTGCGACCAGTACAACCAGTAGCGTTACTCCTTTTCGCACCAACCCTTTCCATGCACTGTAAGAGCTAAGAGCACCGGATTCTGACTTATTACTCTTTTTCCAAAAAGCTGCAATCAATAACCCCAGTAAAAAATCTGTTCCCATGAAAATCAGTAACGTGATCATGTCTTCTCCCCAACCACCGAATATATTAGCAATAAAGCTGCCGATGGCTCCGAAAACGGTTAATATAGTCATTTTTGTTGCGCTTACATTCATAATTTTTTACCTCACTTTCTCAATATAAAAGCCGGTCACCTCCACAAAGGAAGCAATCGGCTCTTGGCTCAATAGTTACTATGTAATTGTGGCAGGACCGTCTCTTGATCTCATGGCACCCTCCTACTCTGCGGCCGCAGTCAGATCTGCAAGCTGCGTCTCCAAAACGTTGATCTGGTCGCGGAGAGCCTGTCTCTCTGCGTGTACCGCCTCAATATCATACTCGGTCTGCTCGCCGAGAAGTGTGTACTCATAGGTCTTGATTACCTTATAGTCACTGGCGGCGATCTGTGCTTTAAGACCATCAATCTGAGCGGTCACCTGACTGATCTGCTGCTGTCTGGCCAGCTCTGCAAGCTCCTCCTCGGTCGGTTCAGGTTGCACCGGTGCAACCGGCTCAATATATACGGAGCCGTCATCGGACAGCTCATACCAGCCGTCACCCTCGCGGAATAAAGTTGTGTATGCCGCATACTCGCCATTATCCAACGGATATTTGCAGTCTGCGTCCAGATAGAGGCGGAAGCCATTGGTATTTACTGTGAGGTTGTCTCCGGTGATCCGGATCACATGAGGGCTCTCCTCTGATACAACGACCAGCTGTGTGGTCTCTTTATTTTTAAATTTGATATAGCCCATTACAGGACTCCTTTCTGGCACTGTTTAAGGCCGTGCCCGCCTTCTGATCTACTACGCTAAATGGCAAGTTAATTGTTCCTGACTATAAATCTGCTGTAGCCATACAATCTAATTACACTTGTATGACTAATGGCTATGTAATTGGAACAATACAGGGTGCAGTGAATGGCTGGGCATCTATCCGATCATCCAAGAATGCAAATTATTTCTTGGCATTATGTACATCATCAGAAAATCCTATAGCGGTATGTATTCCATTTGCATCAGGAGACTCCGTTATATTTGGATCGAGTGGTACATATAATCTCGCATTTGCACCGGCTAAATAATAAAAGTACCTTTTATCACGCAAGCATTTAGAGTTCCGGTTGCGGAATACTCCTGAAATATACTTCCATTGTACATCAAGCTTACATTACCAGTGCTAGCAACATCATTTATCACTAAGTACTGACTGGGTATCAATATATTATATTTGGGGTGTAAATCTGCTGGTAGCGTGGCTAATGGAGATCCGTATGGTATAGACCCACTTAAAATGCGGAATCCAAAATCTACAATATTGCCCGTTCTTTTGCAGTGTACAAAATCGGTGGTTACACCTGATGGGAACGTTATATCATAATCTACGGATTTTAACTTGCCATTTAACTCAGTATATGCATCTGCTACCGCCTTGGCATCCGGCACATATCCTGCTGCCTTAGTAGCCAGCAGATCATCCTTGGATGTGATCATCTGCGCAAAGGCCGGTGCGGTCAAGTCCGCAAAAAACTTTTTAATCTTGCCAAAGACCGTCTTTACGCTCTCGCCCGTATTAATGTTCTCGCGGTTCTCCGCCTCAGTAAACGCGATCTCTGAATCTCCGATGTCACCACTAAATCCCTTAGCCAAATAGATCCAATTGAGCTTATCATCCCTCGGTGCTCCGTCCGGAGCATCTTTGATGGCCAGATATGTACTGCCGTTATGTTCAACCGCGTCCAGTCGCTCATATGTGGTATTGGAGTCGTAATCTCCTTTGTAAGATATTCCGATTTTTCCGAGAGCATTGTAACCTTCCGGTGCTGCCATGTCATTGTCCTCCTTATGCTACCTTCCAATATAAAACATTATCAACTACTACAAAATCCACTCCTGCGCCATCCTTCATATAAAGGTTCATCGTGGTTTCATCCAGATAGAACTTAGGTTCAGTGATTTTTGCATACGATTCTGCTCGATCCGCATCTATCTTGGCCTGTGCTGCAGATGATGCCGCCGCAGATGCCTGCTGTGTTGCTGTTTCTGCTTGCACTGTTATGTCTGCAAGATAGTTCGGCTGCAGTTTATCTGCAGTAATGCTTCCGTTCTTGATGTCTGCCTTTACTTTTCCATCATCTCCAATGGACCAGTAAACGGTGTCCGAATCAAGAAATTCAAACTGCGTAATAAGTGCAGACAGATCTATGTACTGTTCGCTTCCGTCCTTTAAGTAAATGATAAGCCGCTCAGTAACTGGATCGTATCCGAAGTTAATGGCAATCTGAGCCATCAGAGTATGCAAAACACTACTTGCACCAGAATAATACGTAATCGTAATATCTCCGGTATCCTGATTAAGAGTAATACCCGTGATCATCCCATTAGCTTCTATCTTTGACAGCTTAGTCAGGTCCAGAGTAATCACACGCTCATCAATAGTGCGAGTCGCATTACTTAGCTTGTCCAAGTTGGTTTTATTTACTGGTGTCTTGGTCGATGGCTTATTCTCCCAATAGTTCTCTTCCCAGTCATACGCTTTCTGCATCCTGCTTCACCTCCTGCTCCTCGGCATCCCGAGCCGCAATCTCCGCCAATAATGCATCCCTGGCTTTCTGCTCCTGACGTGTCAGCACCTCCTGCAGAGCCATACGCTTGACCTCCTCCGGCAACCCGGAACTATCCACAAAGTTTATAATTGCCTGACTAAATTCCCTGATTTCTAAATTGCTCATTCTTAATCCTCCGGTCCCAAATAAGTTATAACAGTCCCACTAATGGTTTTTGTTCTCCACGCAACTACTGTACCTTTATAATTCATGTACCCGCTGACACCCATTGCTCTTACGCTGACCAGATCAACGCTTGATAGCTTATTTACGATAGTCGCAGCGCTGATTCTGTCCGCTTTAATTACACCGGAGGATGTCCAGTTGGCTACTTCCATGTAATTAGCCTTTACGGTTCCAGCGCTGATATAGTTGGCTTCTACCGTTCCCAAACGAGCGCTTACACCATTCAGATCAGAGACTGTCACATGATCTGCTTCCAAGCTCCCCACGCGGCCACTGACGGCATTCAGAGAGTCAATGGTTGCCTTGGTGGCAATCAGGTTGTTCAGTTCCAGTTTTGTCACATTCAACGTCTCTATGGTGGCATATTTGCTGACCAGTTCATCCGCATTTACCACACCGACCAGGTCTATCCGCTCTGCCTTGATCTTGATGCTTTCCGCAGTCTGATTGATCTCTGAAACGATATTGTCCTTGGATACCTTGGTAAGGATCTGCTGTGCATTGATGCTGATCTGCGTGGACAGATTCTGGTTGATATCTTTCATTTCCAGACGAGTTTCATCCACCGTCCTAGTCAGTGTGTTGGTTTTTCCCTTTAACTGGATAATCTGCTTCTGCAGTCCATTGACCTGTCCGGTCCTGTATTCCTCGCCCTCCGCCGTATAGCTGTCACGAAGTGCCTGTATGCCTTTTAATGTCCGCTGCAGGATGTAGGTATAGATGGTCTCCCGGGTCGTGTGCAACAAGATGCCATCCCCTACCTCCAGGCAGGGATTGCCGCGGGCTTCCACCTGTGCCGGGCGATACCATACGACACCGATTACACTCAGCACATTATCGGCTATAGTTTGCAGTTCTGCCGCAGACTTTCCATACACCAAAAAGTTGTCCTCTATGATGTAACAGTTATTGCCGGTACCGGAGATAGCACCGATGTCGTTCTCTTCCTGCCGGATCTGCAACTTATCAATATGCTGGCAGATAAAGTCCTCATACTGACAGGATAGATACATGCTCTTGGATACTTCTGATGTCCCCACCGGATCCGCAGGGTAAAGGTCATCTGCCGGATACAGATCATCTGCGGGGTACAGACCCTCGATCATCTGTTCCAGCACCACATACTGCAGTTTTCCATTTCTACCGATGTGCCCAAAACATCCGTTAATCTCGCAGATGGATTCTATTACGGTCTTTCCGGACAGTTCCTGCGGATCTATAGTCTTCTCTACGTTCATACCATCATTGATCAGAGTAATTTCTTCCTGTTCAACGCCAAAGTAAGCACAGAAGCTATCGCGGAACTGGCGAAGTGTCATGGGAAAAGCAAGGCTGTTGTACCATTTAGAGGTCTCAGCATTAAGAATGTCATAAAGAGCATCATATGCGGTTATCTGCCGGTACCGGCGATCCGCAGTAGGCTTGTCCGAATATACCTTGTACTTCCCAATCTGATAATCTTTCAGAGCACCATCCAACCGTACTGACACATTCATGGTATTTCCTTTGAACGATTCCACAGTGTCTAACACAGTGATTTCAAAGGAAGAGGCCACGCAGCAGCCAAACCGTAGTTCCTGTTCATCGCAGATTGACTCTGTCACGGTCATCGTCTCTAGTTGGAACTCCGCATTGTCCAGAGTAGTACCGGATCCCTGATATGTAATTATTAACTGTTTATCGACAGAGTCATCGTAGAACATCTGCCGTATACTCTTGTTCATGCTTAATACTCCACCAACGTAACCTTAAAATCGTTGTAGTCTATGTCACGCTCCTGCTCGGACAACGTATGGATGCTGTAAGTCGTGTCTGACATATAAAAGATCCCGGCAGAATACTCCAGTGTCTCATCATTCCAATAGGTACACCTGACTCTTCTCTGATTCTTCTCCGTCTGAGGAAGCTCCGCAAGCCCAATGATATTGTTCCACGCTCTTCTCTCTTCCAGATTCATCTCTCTAATATTCAGAGTCAGTTTCGTTTTAAAATTTGGTGATGTCTCCCGGTGCAGCAGAATATTGGCATCTCTATAGGCATCTATCTCCACACGCTGATTCGGGGTACTCTCCCAACCATCCGCCAGTAAAAAGGAGTTGGGGAGAACCACATCACCGAATTTAATTAACCATCCACCAAATTCCTGCATTGTTCTCCCTCCTTCTTAGATAAATGCACTCTGTCCATGTGTATTCTTGTACATTCGATCCTGCCGCACCGTTTCCCGGAAGATCTCCCTCTCATTCAGCTTCGCCACAAATGTATATGTACCACCACCGTTTTCCGCCTGTGCCTGCTTAAAGGCTTCAACCATTGTAGCCAGTGGTGTCTCGATATTAGTTTGACCTCTGGGCTGATCTCCAAGCCATGCTAAAAATGGCTGTCCTCCCTGGATCACTGCACCATTTGCAAGTCGAGGGAGTGATATCGTATCCATTGTAGGTATCAGTCCGGATATCCCTACCTTTCCGGCAACCGCATTGACTCCGCCGATAAGTCCGTTCAACATGCTGATTGCACCATTTACGAAAGTCTCAAATGCACTAATCAATGCATTGATAATTCCTTTGAATATACTTTTTATGCCTTCCCAACATCTCTCCCAGTCTCCGGTAAATGATCCTACTAAAAAATCTATAATTCCCCCGAAGATATCCAACAGGCTTCCAGCCCAGTCTGATATCAAGCCCACCATATCCATAAATTCATTAGCTACAGCCTGGAAAATCGGTGCCAGTACCGGAAGAACATAGTCAATGATCCATCGCACAACTGGTTTTAGCATCTTCTCCCAGAGAACCTTCAGATTATCGAACACAGTACCAATAAAATCTCCCAGCTTATCAAAAAATGGCTGTAAATGAGAATTCATTAAATTGTCAAATTTTGCTGCCACTTGTTCCAGAATTGGCTGTACATTGTTGTTCCAAAAGTTAAAAAACGCATCCACTAACTCGCTCAACCCATCCGCTACAGAATCAAAGAATGGCTTAATCTTCTCATCGTATACATCCATGAAATGGTCAAATGACATGTCAATGGTCTCTTTAATGGATCCTGCGATTTCAGACAACACACCAAGGTATCCTTCTACAGCTTGTCGGAATTCTTCCTTGTTATCCACAAAAGGCCTAGTGATTATATTGAGCATGTCTCGTACAAGTCGTGCCGCAATCTCCGCTATACCCATAAATGTGTCTGTAAGTATGCCAATCAGATTAGCTGTAAGCTGCTGCCCCGCTTCGGATGCGAACGCCTCAAAAACATAGGCAAAAGCTTCTGAAAATTCACTTATCAGGCTATTAATCTCTTCTCCGATATTGAATATATCAATCAGAAACTGTTTGATTCTGTCCGTATTCTGTTCAAGATACCTCGCAATTCCTCCGACCAGATTGGCCGCAATCGTAAGTCCGATGCTTGCCACTGATCCCACAATTGTCCCCAACATCATAATGAAAGAGTCATTGAATCCCTGCATTGCCTGTTGTACATTCTCATCCAAAAATATGGATATTAGCGATTTTTTAATAGATGCCAGTGATTCCCGAATGGTTTTCAGCCGCTCACTTGCATCCCCAAGGCCTTGGTTAAAGCCTTGCATAAACAGTCTCTTCATTTCCCTTAATCTGGATTTAATGTTATCTAAAAGAGTCTGCATCTTGCTTCCGACCTGAGCAGTTTCAAAAGCATCTGCTCCGTTCAGTTCTCCACCAGAAGATCCACTGCTCTGATCATTAAGAACATTCAGCTCATCGAAAGCCGCCAAAGCCTTCTTGGCTGACTTTGATGCCGTATCCAAAGACTTTGCATAGTCAATGTTCTGTTTTTTTGCTTTGGTATATGTGGACTTTCCACTCATAGCAGCGAGGAATTGGCTCATCGCCGTTGCTGCTTTGTTTAGCCAGTTTACAACCTGCACCAGATACGGAATAATGAAATTGGCAATCGGCTCAAATGCTGCTGCCAGTCCATTTTTCAGTTCTGCACAACTGCTTTTTAATGCTGACATCTGCGCATTGTAATTTTTTGAGTACTGTGCGAGATTCTTAAATCCTTCCTTCATGGCGGATATCATCTCATTGAACCCCTTCGTGATCCAGTTAAAAATCAGAAGGCTCAGTGCAATGCCTTTTAGTCTCTTCACCAACGTACCAAATAGTCCATTGGTTTTTTTTGCTCCGCTACATGCAATAGAAAATGCTTTTTTTGCACTTTTTCCCGCTTTTTCAAATCCTTCCGCCGTATATCCCTGCTTCTGCATCAGTTCGGCCTGTCTCGTGTTCAAGGCGCTCAGATTTCTCTCTGCATAGGCTAAATCCTGAGATAGATTCTGATATTGTTCAGTGTCCATTCCGGAAGTAAATGCCCTTCCCTCTTCCGCAAGCTTCTGCATTTTTTCTTTCAGTTCATCTATTTTTAGCCCCGCATCTGCTTCCTTCTGAATCAGGCTCTCCCAAGGTGATCCCATATTAAGCCCAGCCGCCACGAAATTATCTTCTTCAGCTACAAGCTTTTCCAGTGTTTCCTGTGCTTCCTTTAATTCCGCTTCCAGTTTTTGGTACTCTTCTGATGGGATTTTCTGTTCTCCTACTTCCCGCACTTTTTCTCTCAGATTTTCTACCTTATCAGTCGCCTTATCTATCTGCAGTTGTAGCCGCTGCATCTGAGATGTATCAATTCTGGTACTTATTCGGATTTCATGATCTGCCACAGTCTCACCTCCTGTCCCTAAAAAGAAAATGAGCCCATCACACCATTAGGTGTAACCGGCTCATTGGCTCTACTTTTCCTTCTTATTTATATTTGCATATTTCATAAATGCATCGATTCTATCCTGTTCCTCGGGAGTAATTTTCTCTTCTGGTGCTTTGATTTCAAAAATCTTCTTCCTCTTCCTGAGTTCTTTTTTCTCTTCCTGTGACATCTTAGATGTAATTTGCTTCTGCCGAATGTCTATAACCCTGGTAAAAGAACATTCCTCCAGATTTGCCAGCAATCCCATAAATACAAACCAATGCAATGATTCTTTATTGAGATCAATATGGTACTGACTACGAAAAGCTGCATATATCCGCCACTGATCTATATCCCAGTCCATGACAATATCATTGTCTTTGCTATCGTAGTGATCATGAACATAATCCGTCAAATACCATTTCACAGCTTTCGGAATCTCCATATCTCTCGGTTGATTATTCTCATCTGGAAACAGAAGCTTCTTCACAATATAAAATCTTTCCGTATTTGACAGAGAATCATCTTCCATGCACTGGGAAATCTGTATACCAATCTGGAAATCCGAATCTATTGGATATCCGTTCCACTCAACCGGAAGCGGATCCAGCAATACGTTCCACATGCTTATCTGTGCGCTCCTTTTCTGGATCTGTTGTACTTGCGTTCAATCACCTGCTGTCTCTCATTTGTATACGCTCTGGTGATAGGAATCATCTGATCAAAGAAATCAGCCAGAAGCACTGGGCTGGGAACAACGTCCCCGAAAATCTTGACGCAGGCACCCTGTCCGAACAGTTCATCAATGTTGTTCATGATCTTCCGGGTTTCCTCCATCAGCTGTTTCAGTCTGTCCCTCTCGCTCTTATACCCTGCAGATTTGCTGTTGATCTGTTTTACAGACTTGTCAAATGTTTCTATCAGTCCATAAAATCTGTCAATAAAACGCTGATCGTCCACATTCAATGTAATTGTGTCCCCCTGATCATTCACCTTGATTGTAAGTCCCCGTGTAATATTAATTTCTTTTATTTCACTCATATTATCCATCCTCTCTATTTCAATCCACGCTCCCGCAAGGGATGCGACAATATTGATTAACCCCTGCTTTATTCGCCGACCGTGAAGGTCTTGGTTGCCACTGCAAAGGTACCGTGAATGTCATCCCCGCACTGCTTAACATTAATCACATTGTGTACATAGTCGCCACCATCTCCACCGCTGGATGTCACCGATACGGTGCATGGTACCTTGATTGCCTTGTAGGTACCGGGTGTTTTCTCCACCTCATCCTTCAGCCGGAATCGCACAAAAGAGGTCTTGGCCTTGGCTCCCACGGGCAAGGTATCCACCAGACGATCGATAAATACCTGTACCTCATCCTCCACACAGTCCTCCTTGTCCACGTCAAAGGATCTCTGATAGGATTTCACCTTATTGGATGCACTCGCCTGATGAATGTAGTGCTTGGTCTCCTCTTCAGGATTCATCTCCTCGGTCAGAGACTCCACACCATCTCCAAGCAGTTCATACTTAGCAGGTTCCACATTCATACTTGTGTCAACGTAATGTCTTAAATCTTCTCTCACGATTATTCTCCCTTCTTAAAATACTCAATGAAAATTGTCATCTGATACAGAGCTTTGTTCTGTTCATTCTTACCCATGTAAAACGGACTGGAAACTCCAATCTTCTGAACAGTCACGCCATCCAGCGCAGGGAAAACCTTCTCCCGGTTCTGCCTGTCGATCCAGTCTGTCAGCGCTTCCAGCCATACTCCATTTTCCACACAATCAGTATTAGTCTGTGTATCCATCCTTGCCCGAATCTGATAATATTCCTTATGAATTTCCGCACCGCTGATGAATCGCTTCACATTGACCGTAGGCTCCTTGACCAGCACGTAATCCACCGTGCCGCGCATCAGATCCGTATCAATATGCTTCATTTCCTTTGGGTCAAACTTTTTTAACCACTCAATAATTCTTCCACTTACAGTCACTTCTTCATAGCCTCCTTGGCTGCCTTTACCATTTCTTCAATGCCTCCGTCTTGTGCATACCGTTCTGCCCAGTAGGGACCACGCAGACCATCTTCCTGTACTCCCCCATTTGACCAGTTCCATTCCTTCTCACCATAATATAGCCGTCTGGCTTTATCATCGCAGTCATAGACTATTTCGCCGGATCCGACAACTGTATGAGTATCTCCACTATGAATCAAGTCTCCGGTATCTTTAGGCACATACCCTTGCACACCCATTAAAAATGTATCATCCACGGCTTTCTGCACCCTGCCTCCCGGCTCCAGTCCCAGTTCCTTGATAAGGCTCGCTGCACTAAAGTTACAGACATAATCCATTCTTCCTTTACTCATTGCCTACCACCTTAATTGTCTTAAGCCGCGGGCGGTTGCGATTATCCGATACCGCTGTGACAGTGACTACATACTGGTTATCCTCCGCCAGATCCGTCAGCCTATAGCCATCCGCAATCTCCCGGACACTGTTTCCCAGTACCAGCTTGTCCTGCCCGCTCTTGGCATCCAGTGCCCAATACTTGGCGGCCTCCTCCGCAGGGAGTTTTCGATATTCCTGTGGCTCCAGGTACGGCTTATTGCCATAACCCCTCTGGAAATCTACCGTGATGCTCTCAACCTTCGTTTCCGTCTGCACGCCATTGACCGTTGTAAGCGCCGTTTTGTTATGGCTCCACTGGACTCCCCGGACAATGGATCTGATCCACGTCTCCTTATCTGTCTCGGGATCCCTATGGTAGTTGTAAACTGTCATAATATCCGTAAATAGTACACTCATAATGCACCTGCCAATCCCGTACCGGACAAGCCGGAACGTATCACAGAGGTAAGCTGCTCTTCCTTCTCCTGCGCTGTTGTGACCTTATAGGATTCCGAATACCCGTCATTACTGACGGATGCTATACCGGTACCCATTCCGGAGGCATCCTGCGCTTCGATAGTATTGAGCAGCTGGCAGAAGGTATCCTGAATCTGCATATGGACCTGCTGCTGGAAGTCTGTTGCTGTGTCCTCGTTATAAGCATCCTCAAACCGCTTTGCCCTCATATGGGTGATGGAATTAAACTTAATCTCTGCCCTTTTTGAAATCTTATCAAATTCTTCCTGGTCAGAAATATTAGAATAAAGGGAGCTGTAATACTCCCACGTTATGTAAGACATACTGCTCCCTCCTTCTCTACTCTTCTACGGGATCCTGATCTTCTGCCTTGGTCTTTTTGGGGATCTTCTTGGATTTCAGATCTTCGATCTCCTGTTTCAGTGCTGCATTCTCGGCTTTCAGATCTGCGATCTCCTGTTTCAGTGCTGCATCTTTGGGAATTGCTCCCATACCTACTGTCCTCATATACTACCTCCTACGCCTGGTGGCTTAAGTAGATACCAGCCACCTTATTCTTGTAGACATCCACAATACCATACTTACGATACTTGATGATATCAGCATCAGCATCCGGGTTTGCAGATGCAGGAATCACATTAGATACCACATGCTTGTCATGTTTGATGATTGCGGGCTTGTGAATGATCATAAAGTTAATGGATTTTGCAGCTTCCTGCACCATCTCATAGTAAGAGGACATAGACCCAGCGGATGCACTGGAACCAGCAACGGGAGAATAAACTCCACCGCTCTCCGTGTAATATGTCTTACTGGTTACCGGTGTAATGTCCTTAGTCTTTTCATACTTTGCAGTACCCTTTCGATAATGTCCTGCTTCCTCTCCTGCAGACTTACCGTCCAGCAGATCAATAGATGTATAAAATCTGCCCTGAGGTACGGGTTTCTTGATAGTGAATCCCGCCAAAATCTCCTTGGACTTATAAGTATCCATCATTACCAATGCATTGAGCAGATTGGCTGTTGCATACAGGATTCTGCCCTCTTCCGGTACCTCGTCATTATCCATCGTATTCTTAGCCTCCAGCAATTCTGCAAGGAACTCCTCTGCTGTGACAATTTTCTTTGCCTCACCTTTAGAAATACCTTCAATTCCGGCCAGAGTAGCAAATGTAAATGCATCCGCTTCCGGTGCTACTTTGGTACGCATAAGTTCCGCACCTGCCATGCCAAATGCCAGTTTATAGGTTTCCTGATTATCCATAGCATCTACAGACAACTTGGCACCACGATCATAGTTATATTCAGTGGATACCCACTTGAAATCTACAGTGCCTTCCGTGTAACCACTATTACGGTCATACTCTCCCAGACCGGTTACTGCAATCTGGGGATATACGATTTCCTTTGCATTTGCTCCGGCCATTGCCATTGCGGGATCTCCCGTCAGATCTCTGGTAACGGATTCTCTCTGATACACCTCATCAAGCAGAGGTGCGAAATTTTTTGCTAAAATAATTGTGTTAGACATTTAATTCTCCCTTCTTATTTTGTCTCCGATACAGAGGGCAATCCCATAGCGGCTCTCATTGCAGCATCATCTGCATTCGATCCACCTCCGGCCCTCACCTGTCCGATCAGATTTCCAGTTCCTACCGGATTAGGCTCCGGTGCGCCGAAGAGCATTTTGCTGTCTTCTGCTTCTGCTAAGGCTTTCAATGCTGCGGCAATGTCCTCTCGCTGGTTCTTGGATGCTTTCAGCGTTTCCACATCCAGCAAAGCGGTGATTGCCTTGGGATTCTTACCCTTGACAGCAGCAATGCTTTCCTTCACAAGATCATTAAAATCACGATCCGCAATCTTGGCATCATAGTCCCTTTGGATATTCGCCTTTTCTGTTTCCAGATCCTTGATCCTCTGATTCAGACCAGACACATCTACATCCTTAAATCCGTCTAACTTACCCTGTAAGTCTTTCATGGCGGTATCATTGGCCTTGATTGTCTCATTGGCTGCGTCCAGCTTCTTGGCCTGATTATCATAATCAGTCATGGTCTTGTAATTCTCCAGTACAGCCTTTTCAAAGTCCTTTTTCTTATCCTCCGGCACTTCCAAGCCATACTCTTTCATGATTTCAAAAATGTTCTTCATATTGTCCTCCTAAAATATTTTGTGAATCGCACTTTCTGCGATATGGGAAATTGCGGAAGCAGGGATCGAACCTGCGACCTCCGGGGCATGAACCCGGTGAGCTGCCTCTGCTCTATTCCGCCACTGTAGAGCAATAAAAAAAGAGCCGCAGATCAATTACTTGGAATTGATCACATCGGCTCTAGGCTCTACGTTGATTACTATTTCATTTTTGCATTTCTTGCAGTACGCCGGAAAATTTGAAATCTTCGTGCTCGGCAATACCTTAAGGAAATGCGGGTTGCCACATTTCGGGCACTTACACCATTTAGAACTCATATATTACCAACTTTCTGTAGGTTGGCGTGTCTCACAGTGTTATTATAAAACAAACCTATGTTTGTTTCAATAAAAATCTGTAATCTTTTTTACTCCAGCTTATCCTTCTTCCATGATAGCTTGTATTAGCGGCATATATTTTTTTTCCAACCTGATATTTATACGGGTTCTTTCTCCATCAAAAGTGTGAGTTGTCGAAGGGGAAATCTTCTTCTCCTCCTCTTCACGTTCTTTTTCCCATTGATTGGTAATCTCATCTATCCTATCCTTTTGGCTTTCTGACAATACTCTTTTGCTCATACGCTATGTATCCTCTATTTGCTAAGCTCTGCATGATTCGGTGTTGAAGTTCTCCGGTATTCCCTTCGTCCATCATATCTTCAATGGCCCATCTCCATGCCTGATTATAAGTTACCATATCTATCGGTTTAATAATTTCAACTCTATAGTCATATTTTTCATTTACCAGCCTGTATGATGCTGACTGGAAATACCTCATAAGATTAAAATCATCTTCACCAAACGACATTATTCCATTTGTTTTCGGATGGTTATGCAGTACTATGCACTCTGACAGATCCAAGTTTCCTACGCTGACTGCATCTTCTACACCCTCATTGTAATACAGCCTGCCCTCTTTATCAATGACAATCAGTTTCTCTATTTCACTGTCCCTTATCTGGTTGCCATAGTACTCTATTGCATCTTCCGCCTTAGAAATATCGATCTGTCCGATATATACCGGTTCACTGCCATCCCCTACAGCGTCAGATGCACCTAATGTCTTTGCCTTTAGGTCATTCTCAAAAGAGGTATCATGGTATTTTTTCCACGCCTGTGTCTTTTTCAAATCCGATGTGCCACATTCATACCGCAACCGTGCAGGCTTCTCATTCACTCCAGCAGACTGACAGAACTCCTTGTACTCTCTACGCTTCCTGCTGATTTTCACATTGATCTCTTGTGTATCCATTCCAAGGGCTTTGAGTGCTTCCTTTTCCCGTTTCAGTGCCCGGATATTTCTTTCCAGCGCCCGCATTTTCTGCGTAACAGCATAATAGTCATATTCCTTGCCATTGATAATAACAGGGGACGGCTCCGGACTCTCCTTCGGATAGCTGGACACTCCCTCGAACCACGGATGATGATTATGTCTGCAGTTATACCCATACAGGCCAAGCGGATCATTTTCATGCGCACCATCCACGCTGTAGCCTGTGGCTCTCCATAGATCTGTTATATAGTCCTGGCCAATGCGTTTTGCTTCCGTCCGGTAGTCCTGCCCTTCTTTCACAAAATACACATGGCCCTGCCACTGCTCATGATTGGCATGACCAATTCCCGTGTTACGGGCTCCCCAGTGCTTGGAGACGTATACCAGATTCTCGCCGGATACCATAATATTATTATCCAACACCTTACCGGCCATCTGGTGGCATCCGGTTCTAACCGCCATTCTCGTGGCAGTATCCAGCTGCATAGAGTACCCCGAAGCAAAATCAATGGACCGCAGACCGCTCTGTGCAAGATTATGTACGGTATCCTGTATCACCTTGTCCCGACTGAATGTGCCGGAGCATACTTTTATAATAGCCTTATCCAGTTCCCGCTGATACGTATTCTCCACCGCCTCATATCCGTTCATGGTCTTAAAGCCGGTAGTCTGCGTCATATTTTTAAGGGCTCCGGCCGTCTGCTCCGAAAACATTTCCACAAGTCTCGGCAAAAAAGAGTTATCCGTCAACTCCTTCGCATTCTGTTTCCACACGGACAGATCATCAATCCATGCCATATTCCCGGCACCAGCTACGATCTCATCATTTGCCTTGTATGCCTCCTTGGTAATGTTATTGATAATATCACGGATCTCCCGCTTATATTCCAGGGTGTTTTTAGCCACCGCTTTCCGGTACTCCGGGTCTGACGTCAGTAGCTTCATCGCTTCTTTGCGGATTCTCGCCGGACTATACCCCAGTTCACTCATAGAGTGCGCCTGCAGCTCCGCAGTCCTGGTATATGTCATGGTCTTCTGTATCCTGCGGGCAATATCCACGATGACCTCATGCTCCAGATATTGGAACAGCGGTACAAGGGCTTCTTCTATGATCTCCAACTGCTCCTCTGACAACATTAGTCTTCATCCTCTCCATCCAAATTATCATCAATCTGCAGCTTTTCATCTACCAATTTCTGTGCCTCCTCTTCCGTGAGACTGTATGCGTCCATCAGATACCAAACCGTGAGCTTCGGAATGTCGAAAGAGAGCGCATCATTACGTTTGCGTTCCAGTTCTGCCTCCCGATCAGTGATATAACTATCATCAAAGTCCACCAGGACTTCCTGCTCCAGGTTGAATGACTTGCCGTGGAAGGTATTTGCGAACCACATCACCGCCCGGCAGATATCCTGTATGTATCGGACGGCTTCCTGCCGCTGTCGGTTAAGTTCCTGCATCTGATCCTGACGCTCTCCCACATACTCGGTTGCTGTGGTAATCTGCCCGTTTTCGAAACTATATTTCTTTGTGCCATAGCCGAAGGACATAGATAACAGGGACAATGCCAGTTCAAACGCCTTGGTGATCTGCTCCACACGGATCTCTGGATTATACTCCTGGATCATGCCTTTTTCTTCCGGTAGTTTCTCGCCAGTAAATACGAACAACTTCTTTTGCTCCGTGGTCAGCTTCGGCTTACCATTCTCATCGAACTCACATAGCAATTCACTAATTAGAATGATCTTTTCTGACTTATCCAAATCAGAAAAAAGAACGTTATAACACAGATCCACAACTTTCAGCGCCGGGATTGCATCCCACAACTTCGGCAGCCCATAGCCTTCCATATCATCCAGGTTATTAACCTCGGCATTCCGCATCACGGCAAATGGCTTCACATCACCCAGTTTTACAACGGTTTTCTTATTTGTTATCTCAGTACCTTTATCGTCAAACACATGTGTCTCTGCAATGTAATTGCCATCCTCGCCAATGGTAAACAGTACCAGCGTGGTCTGCTTCTTTCCCTTGGACAAAGCACTCCCCGAGAAAGCAGCCTCGATCACAATATCATCTTCCACAGTCAGCGGCAGAAATGCATCCGCCTCCACATAATTCAGTTTGATCTCGCCGCCCTGCACGGAACCATCATCCATAAAGGTTGCATTGTCCAGACGGATGTAGCAGGCCGTTGTCCCGTCCGCTGAGGTCTTTTCCAACTGCTTGCGGTACTGGGTATTAAATTTACTGCCGTCAAGTACTGCTGCAACATAGTCTGCCTGTTCGCCGTCTCCGGCATTGATCTCCAGTACCTCACACAGATTTGCGTCATCGGAGCAACACCGCTTTCCAAAATTCAGCCGGCTTAGTTCGTACGGGATCCCGTTCAGCGTTTTGCGCTTATGGAAGTCCTCTATCACCCTGTTGCTGTACCAGTCATCGCATACCTGAATCTTGCTCAGTGCATTATCATTGACCGTGTATCCCCTTTTCTGTAAAAAATCCTTTACGCATCTTTCCATTTTCTTCTCCTTATCTCTTTAGGTCTATATACTCCACGAAATCCAACCACGTATAGCAAAAGCTGTCCCACCTGTCGTTGACGTTTCCTATGTTCTTGTCCTCAGGCTGGTCCGGGTGATCCTCGTCCCACCGCAGGGAAGCAATCGCCTTTCTGGTCTGTACGCAACGCTTATTGATTTTGAGCCGTCCACTGTTAAACAACATATCCACCGTCTTGGGACGCTCTGATATCTCATTTTTACGGCACCCCTTGATGTTCTGGTACGGCAGCCTCGCCTCCTTGGCCGCACTCCGCAGACTGTTGATCATGGTAGGGCTGGCGCTGTCTGGGAACACCCAGTCCACCCTGCCATACTTTTGAATGCATGTACGGTAGAACTCCACAAACTTGTCGCAGATCTTTTTACTGTCAATATCATCAGACAGCGGCAGTCCATCCTCTTCCAGTGCCTTGAAATCATGATACCTGTTCTGATAGCCGGTAAGGTTGTATGTTGTCATAGAGCCGTTACCGCCGAAGTCGATACCCATTACAATCTTGAAGAACGGAACTTTCAGTTTCCCTTTGTCGTCAAAGATATCCGCATCCTCAAACAGATACGGCGAATCATCATCGGCAAAGTATCGGAAGATGATGCCGGATGCCAGCACCCACAGCCCTGATATGAACCGATCATAAAACACACCCTTGTACATACGCTCATATCGTTCGATAATCTCCTGTGCAAGGCTCGGGTTGTCCCGCATCGTGAAATGTACCCGGATTAGATTCTTTTCAGTGATCTTGTCGATCCATTCCAGTTTTATGTAATGATCGGGACCTTCCGGGTTGCAGTTGAACCAATACTTTGACCCTTCCACGGAGCATCGGCCTGTTGCCTGGTTGACAAACGACTCCGGCATCAGGGCTACCTCATCGAAGAATACTCCGGCCAGTGTGATACCCTGGATCAAATCCTGTGAGCCTTCATCCTTGCCGCCGAACAGATAAAATGTATTTTCCTTATCTCCCTTCCGAACAACCATATAGTTCTCTGAACGATGCTCCTCAACCTGATACCCACGGGACACGAGCATACGCTTTAGCTGTCCGATCACATTACGGCGGAGTGACTGGATCGTCTTACCACACAGTGCAAGGTTCTGTCCGTCAAATGTTTCCATCGCCCACATGACGAACGACAGAGACATAACCGTGGTCTTGCCCGAACGAATAGATCCATCACAGATAATGCCATCTTTATCAGCATACGGGCTCCCGGGCATCCACCATTCCAAGACGACCTTCTGCTTATGGCTGAATGATGTGAACTTAAACAGTGCCTTACGTTTCAACCGCATCATCCTCCTTGAAGGTTGCCGCCACATCGCCATGCAGCGCATCCATAAAGCCGTCATCTTCGTACTCGGAAGTCTCGCCGCCCTCTTTCTCGGCTCTCCGCTTCTCATACTCCGCCCGGTACTTGCTCTCCGGGTGCATAAGGAAGTATTTGGTCAGCCAGTCGAACGCCTTCTGCTTGTCCGCTAGCTTTATAGATACCCCGTCCTTTCCCTGCTTTACCTCCTGAATGATCTGCGTATCCACATTATTGGAATCAGACAGTCTGACTGTGTTCACCTCTTTGGTAAGGTACTGCTTAGTGTCGGGATCCTTGACCGGACCGAACGCTCCCATGACCTGCACATTCTCACGCCCGAACGACATATAATTGCCGATGTCAGCGAACGCAATCCGCATCTGCAGTTCCACCACGTCCTCGGTGCTGGTGACGATCTGCTGGCGCTTAATTTCTTTCAGACGTTCGATTTCCGCCCGAACCACAACATTTCCCATCAATCTCGGCCCAGCTCGCAAGGCTGAATCATAGCTACACCCGTATGCCTTTTGGTAGCTCTGCGCCGCATTGAATGTCCGGCTATAATAAATACAGAACATCTGCTGTTCTGCTGTAAGATCATCATTTTGCAATGTCTCTCTCGTACCATCATCAACGACCGGCTTCTTTTCCGTTCTCTTCTTACCCGAACGCTCGCTTTTCTTGCTCGTGTCACATTCCGAACGTTCGCCATCCCATCCGTGCGTACTCTTCCACCGCCGTACCGTTCCCGGAGGTACCTCCAGTTCGGCTGCAATGTCTACCAACTTCATTCCCTGCTTATATAGTTCGTATGCTCTATCGCTTAATGGATTCTTCTTTGCTGCCACGGGTTACCTCCTTCCTGGCAAAATAAAAAGAGCCGGCACATGGATTTCTCCATGTATCGGCTCAGTGGCTCTATTATATATAATGCGTTATTCACTTGTACTAGTCATTTCGATAATAGTTCTCGCCAACTGTTCAAAAGTTTTATAGAAATCATCTCTATTCTTTTTCATTGTATCCCAAATCACACCTGTATGCTTAATTTGTTCCTGAGTTAGTAAAAATACTGGTGTATTATGTTCTTGTGATTGAGCAATAAGGCTATTAAAGTCAGCAATGTTTATCAAATTATACGGCTCAACACAGCTACTATACTTGTCTTCCGAAAATACCATATTATAACTCTGTAAAATCGGAATTAACCTATCTCTAACTAATAAATTAATATCATTTATCCATTCTGCAAATGCCCTGGCCGGGCATCCATTTCTTGGTCTATACCGCTGTTGAATAGTCCCAAGGAATATAGGTGGTGTATCTTTCATTTTATAAGTTGCGCTTTTAAAAACATCATTTTGACGCATTTTTTCATACGTTGTACACCATCTAGGAAAGATAGAGGTTAATGCTTCTACAGCCATATAACAAAAATAATCTGGTGCACATGGAACTATAAAATAATCACTCTGCATAAATATATTCGCATTTGTTGCAGATATACTTGGACTCATATCCACCAGCACATAATCTATATCATATTTTTCAGCCGTTAACCCTATTAATCTTCTAAAAGCTCCAGGTACATTTTTTAACATTGTAAGACTACCAGTCATTGTTTCTGCAATATTATATGTAGTATCAAATTCAGAAAATTGAATATGTCCTGGCAGTAAAAAAAGATTTTTATTTTCCTCAAATTTGTAACAATTTGCTGGCGTAATTGGTTCCAAGTTTCCACCGAATACCGGATCCAGTCCTGATTTTATCGTTGAAACTTCTGATTTATACAGTTCTTCTAATTTGGCTTCTTTAGACGAATTTACACAAACTCCTGTCAAATTACATTGTGGATCACTATCTACAATTAAAGTTCTCTTTCCTATTTGTGCTAACATCCATCCCAAATTGAATGCTGTTGTTGTCTTACTTACTCCACCCTTATTATTAAATAAAACTATTACCTTTTCTCTACCCATACATTTCCCCTCCATTTTTGTTCATTATATACCATTATCTGTCAACATTCAATTATTTTATACCGTAGCCACTCTCAATCTAAAAATAGTTTTCATACACTCCTGATCCTCTGCTACATAGTGCTGTCCGGCCGTGCTCCGATTTATATGTATCGAAAATCACTTCTTTTTTATAAAATTGTTTTTATGAAATTTCCGAATATTTTTGTCCTTTTTAACAACTTTATGATATAATATTGTTGCTGGAGGAACGAGCAAGGAGGTACATATGAGTTGTTCAGATTGTGAACATTGGTATCCTTATTTTTATAATAGTGGCAGAACAGGAATGTGTGCTGCTAATTATAAACATGAAGTTAATGCTAGTATGTGGACATGCAGAGATTTTGAAAGAAGAACTGGAAAAACATATTATGTCGATAGGGACGGAACACAAGTTCCGGGGACATCCTATCCGTAGGTATTAATATCATAACGTTCCTCCATCAAAATATGCCCGTATGTGATATTTTGCATACGGGCATACACAATTTTACAGCATGTTCAAGTCCAACCATTATAAGTCAACTTTTCTGGAACGGAATGTCACCACGCTTATTAAACAAATCTTTGTTACTTTTTCTCCTCATTCTTTCCATGCGTTTCCCCTGCATCATTCCATATCGAAATGCCACCGTTACTGCCTGGGGAGAATCGCAGCCCTTGATCAGAGCATCCAACACCAACCACGAAGGTTTGCTTTTAATAATATTCTTCTCGGCCCGAAATAACTCCTGTTTGATTCTCCTGTGCTTCATACAGTTCTCCATAACTCGAAGAGTCTCTTTCATGCCATCTGGGCACTTCTCCCACAACTGTTTCCTTATCTCCGAGGATCCGCCCATGTATGCTTCAGCCAACTCCCGATAAGTATCATACAATTCGTTATCCTTATTTAGGATCAATGTGTTCTTCTCATCATTAAATACTGTTAATGTACCAATACTGGCTCCTTCTTCCCACTGGCCCAAAAAGCAGCTTACCTGCTCCGCTGTCAAATCGGATAAGTTACAAGCATCAATTCCCAGTTCTGCATTAAGTGTTTCGTACATACCGTTACCTCCCTACATCTGACAGGCCACAGCCTGCCTCCGCCGTTGCACCAGTGCAACTCTTACCAATTCTTCAAGGAATCTCTTTTCATCGGGATTGCTTACCCCTTTTACATATTCAAGAAATTTCTGAAAGCCTTCCTCTGACATTTTTGCTAAGGTATTCACCATTTCAATGATTTCTATCTCTACCATTGTCTGTCCCTCCAGATGCTCACATAGTTGTCATGCTTATCTGTGCATTGCAATCCCTTATTTCTTCTGTAAGGACAAACGGTAATTCATATTCATCAATGATAGATACTGCTTGGTCACACTGGTTACGCTTTATAGCCTTATAGGTACTGACTCCGAACTGGCGTTTCAATTCTCTATGTATGTCCTGATACACCTTGCTACGCATGGATGTATCTCTATACGCATTGCTCTGTTTCCCGCCCAGTGCATCCACTCCGCGCTTATGCACCGCCGTAGTGATCCGGTCACACTCCACTGCCAGTAATGGCATGTCCAACTTGAAATCATCAAGTTCCTGCCGGACACTCTCAATTTCTTCCCTAAGTTCCGTATGCCCCTGCGCTAAAAGAGCAATTTTGCCATCAGTTGTCTGTGGAATTTGATTTTGCCCATATGTACCTGTCTTACGAATAGACGGAAGGACTTCGGAAGTTACCCACTTGCGAAACTTCTTTGCTGCCGGTTTATCACTACGGAGGACAACTGCATATAAGCCGGACTCGGTAACAAAGTTTGTCTCCCCTGCACGCCCTAGATTTAATCTAGTGCGTTCATCTTCATCAAGCCTTTTAGCAACATCTGTAACATTTTTAATCCCCAATGCTTTGCAAATATCACCAAGGCAAAACATCGGTTCACCATTTACTATGACTGTTCGAATTTCTCCAAACTCGTTATTTTTAAATACTTCAATCTGATTCATAATTCCAAATTCTCCTTGATTTTTAGGCTAGAATCTCTTATTATGAACATAGAGATTCCGTTTACGGGTTTCTTGTTTTTGAGCAAGCACATCGGTCGCCAAACTTACTGTGTTTGCTCTTTTTTTCTGCTTTCCAAATCTTTCTTCACACATCCACTAATGTAATCCTTTAATGTGATTCCGTTGGTAAAGCAAAAAATTTTCAGTTGTTTGTGGAACTCTTCATCAAGTTCAATTATTACTCTCTTCATTTCTATCACCTCCTATCAGAAATTTTATTTCAGAAACATTATTCTGTCAATAGATATTTTTTCTGTTTAGAAATTTTATTTGTAATTATATGTTTTTATGCTATAATTAAATTGAAAGTGAGGTGCATGTAATGAATTCTATCTTTTCAGAGCATATCAGAGAGCTGCGCAATAATATGAAAATGAATCAAGCTGATTTCTCCAAACTTATAGGTACCAATCAGTCCACTCTATCTGCATATGAAAATGGTGATCGTTTTCCACCTTATGAAACACTAATGGCAATCGCACAACAATGTAATGTATCACTTGATTGGTTATGTGGTCTTAGTGATATTGTAACCACCAATGGTCGTTTAGAAAAATATAGTGATGTAATAAGGTTATTATTCAAAATAGAATCTGCCGGAATAATTGGATTCTCTTTAAGATCCTACATTGATGGCTATGGTTCTAAAAGTTCTGAAGTATCTTTCACGGATAGCAATTTGTATGATTTCGTAAATGATTGGCAAAAAATGCGTGAAGTACACACCAACTCTATTATCGATGATGAAATGTATGATTTATGGATTGAAAAAACTTTAAAAAAATATGATAAACCTATTAATCATAATGACTGGATGAACATTCCTGATGGCATAGATGATGTACTTCCTTTCGATTAGTATCTATAACAGAGCCCCTACTGAATAAGTAAGGGCTTCATCTATTCCCTACTCTTTTCTGCATCTGCCATTTCCTCTCCTTATTCACTTAATCTTTTTACTCTTCGGATACCCACACTATAGACTTTGTAAGCACCTCTGTAAAGCCAATCTTTTGGACACAATTCTCTTATTTTTCCCCAATTGTGCATATTGCCAGTATGAGAGATCTGCTAATGTTCCTTATCTTTGCATTGCTTATCTTTTCCACATGTTTTTCCACATGTTTTAATCAAAACTGTTGGCTTGTTCCCTGTGTCTATTGTATAATAATTATTTCCAAAGAATTGTCTGACATCTTAATTTTATTCATTTTGCCGTTTTGTGCTTTTCACTATAGACTCTGGTAAGAGTCATCGGCTCTCTCCTTGATTTTTTTATTTGACTGTAGTACTATTTAGTAAATAATTTGTTTAGGTGTCTCCTTGGTCATCGGTTCAAATCCGATCTCTGCTGTGTGTTAACAGGAACGTCACTGTCAATTCTGCTTTATGTCGCTTATGAATTCTATAGCGACAAGAAAGGTCTGGTGCCTATGTTAATCAGTTCAATACTTAATTTTTTAGCTAATCTTGGAACAAGCAGCGTAGCTCAGCAGGTAGAGCAAGGAGCTTCCTAAGCAAATTATTTTTGTTTTATAAAAGTGATTTCATCTACATACTCTTCATCTTCTTCACAGGCTGTCTCCAATTCTGCATCCATATCCTTTTTCTTTCTCCGACTTGGATACAAGAATAAAGCTTACCGATGCCTCATCCAGGATTGTGTTCAGATATCCTTTTAATTCTTTGTTTGTCTTTTTTCAAAAGGAACCTACTATAATGTTACCCCGGTCGGGGGTCCAGCTCCTTTCCAAAGCGTTTTTTAATTTTTTATACCATAATAATATTGAGAAACACTTTTACTCATCGAGAGGAGATGATTTTATGAGTAAGTATTTCCAAAAACATTTTGCTGATATACTGTTGTCAGCACTATACATCGCACTTTGCGCAACAGCGCAAATACTGCCAGATGAGACAGCCTTTGTATTTTGTTCAGAGCAATACGACAAGTACGTTAACTTATGGTTGTACATCTATGTTTGGACGGATCAATTCCGGCCCGTGTGGCCGTGGCAGCGTTAAGCTGCCATGTGCCTACATCATTCCAAACAAGCTAAGTTGTACAGGCTTTTCCTGTTCTTCTTTTATTTTCTGCTGCCTGATCTGCTCCAATTCTTCCAGGCGCTCTGGTGTCAGCCACTTATCTGCATGGACACGATCCACACTATGTTCCGCAAGGCTTTCGTATCCCACTTCGACGATTTTCTTCTCCAGTCGTTCGATATTCTTCTGCTTTGCAAGCTTTCTTTTCTCTTTTTTTGCTTCTTTCTTCTGCTTCTCACTGTCGGAAGCATGGGATATCTCTATCCCGTCTCTTATGTCCTGCAAATCCTGCATCAGATCACGACTCGGCTTGGATTCTGCCCGTATGTTCAAAATTTCAACTCTGAAACTCTTGTCAAGAAGGCATTCTACCGAATGATTGATCTTATAATCGCTGAGTATCTTATCACTCTGTACTTTTATAAATGCTTCGCAGATATCCATACTGCATGGATTTTTAAAAACTCTCATTCCTTTTTCGATATGTGTCCATCTTTCACCTTCAAACAATGAATGCTGCGCTTCCGTCTGTTTCCTCACTCCGCTGGTCTTCAGATCATAATATACATTTCCACGCTTCTCATTCAGTTTCCGGCCTAAGACAGGACAGTAACCGTTCTGCGCAAAACACATGCTTGCGCATTTAGCCGGCTCATAATGCATATTCCATTCTCGCGTACGCTCATTGTAGTACATATGATTCTGACATATCCTGCCATTATGAGCATCTGCATACTCCTGATATTTTCTTCTCTTTTCGTCTTGTCTGTCTTTTTCTGCCTTTTCAAAGCTGTGATCATAATCGTATGGTTCATCCGTTTTATGGCAGGCACACCAGCATTGGATACAAGTTCCACCGCCAAAAATCCCGTGCAGTCTATTGTCATTAAGTGGACACTCCGCCTTATCGTAAGGGCATCTTACAACCGGATTATCGTTTTCGTGACACCACTCTTCTCCCATATAACCCATATTAGTCAATACATTGGAGCCTTTTACATACATCACGCAACCTGTTTTGTACAGGAAATTGTCACTATAGACCCGATTATACTCAAAACCACCATATACATTGTCCAGAGGATTGGTGCTTGCCGTATGGTATCCGCCTGCTATATGCACCTTGTCCTTTGGATAATTATCCGCAGTGTATCCCTCTGCCAGCAGTCTTTGCGTCAGCAAGTTATACTTCACACACGATCACCTCATATTCCTTGGCACGGCCGCATCCCAAAGAAATCTTCCATCCTGTCACGCAGGGCATTTACGTCCATGTCATACTCCTTTGCGATACATTTCTCGCAAACCGGAATCTTATATGCCAGTGTTTTGGATAACCTGGCATCCCAACTATTCAGCTGTTCTCCGCAGATATTGCAATACTTATCAAGCCATTTAACCTTTTCTGCCATCTGCCTGCTCCTTGTACATCTTCCCCGCCATCTGCACCAGATAGTGCTGTAAGGCTTCTTCAACGCTGATTCTGTGCTTGGTGCAATATCGGTCAACATAGCGCTTAAAGTCCTCGTTCTGCTCGTACAGGGCGGTGTAATCAATGTTCTGCATCTGCTCCACCTGCCTTTACGATCTCCATCACAACATCTTTGCGAAGCGTGCTAACAGTAGTTTCAAATCCAATATCGACATTTATTGTTTTCAGATTTTCTAACTGCTGCACAACCTTGTTCGGGTCGTAGGCGGTCGGCTGTTTATCAATAACAGAAGCAATGCGTAAAAAATCTAAGCAATCCATGTCTTCGTTCTTTGAAATTGCTTTTTCTAAATCCGCTTTTAATTTATCCGCATCAATCAATCTTCCCATCGTTTGCCCTCCTGTTCCAATCATCAAAAGATTTTGAGACACTTTCCAACATTGGCTTACTGATCATACAATTTCTGCCATTGTAACTGCATTCATAGCCTGTTAAATATCCACATCCGATGCAGATTGCTTTTGCAGCTATTCTTTTTGCTTCATCAACTGATAATCCCTTTTTCTGTTTCTCCACAGCTTCACGGAATTCCTCCACCGTGCCGATTGCTGCATATTCTGCACATTCATCAAAAACCTTCCCTATAGTTCCGCATTTTTTTGTTAGGTCAGATAATTTCTTAGTTTCTGCAAAAAGTTCCACACTTCCAATCTGGCGGTACTGTTGCACCTCTTCCAGCGCCTTGATTGCCATATCTACGGATTCCTGCAACATATAGTAGCCACTTGTCGGCTTGTTCTTTTTCAAACAATCTATTGCATCTGCATACGATTTAATCAATTTCTCATTCTCTGTCATGGCTACCCTCTCTTTCTTTGATTCCAAGCACAACGTATCCGTTCTTTATGCCCCATCCATTCATCACAAAAGTAATGAGATATAATTTATCATTGATGAAGTGCCGATTCGGTGTGCCGTTTTCATCTATTGCCTGAAACTTGATGTAATCTCCTTTCTGATATCCACGGTCGTTCTCCCTAATTTCAAAAGTTTTGTCTCCCATTAATACTGCTTCTGCAAAATCATTTAAGATTTTAAGGTTGTGTACTCGCATTCCTGCACCTCCAACAGCTCCGGGTTGTCAAACACGTTGCCAACAACCTCTACCTCAACACTGCTCATTTCATCAAAATTCATTATCGAACAACCATATTGCTGATACTCAAAACATGCCTTGTCATTTTCATAAGCAACGACATAACGCTCTGTTGTGCAATCTCGATATTCAACAATATCATTCTCCCAAATAAGCTTGCCGTTCTTGTCCTTAAGTCCTGTACACTGGCAGATAGTGTTCGGGTCTATCTCGTAGAAATTTATACCAGTAACATTCCAATCATCACAAGCAGTTCCATTGTATTTTTCAATAACAATTCCGCCAATAAATACTCTTCCATTTTCAAATCCATCATCAAACAAGTAACCATGTGCCCATTCCCCATTATCAGTTCGTTTTGCTTTGAATAAATATCTATCCTGCATCCTCATTCCTCCTACAACTTCAACTCGGAAACTCTCTTAAAGGCTTTTTCAACCTCGTCAACATACTCTCGCATAGAAAGGTGATGATTGCCATTTGTAATGCATCCTCACAGCAATGATCCACTCCAGTTTGTCCATACAATGGACATTCTTCGCAAACCTCTGAGTACCGTTCACTCTGAGCCTTGAAGCAATAAATAGCTTCCTCTCTCTCCATCCTTGCTCCTTTCCACAATCCTCGGTCTCTCCGCTATCACCGGGTAAATGCAGTCATACGGCTTTGTTTGGCCGATGCTGATTGCTCGCACACTGGGATGTTTCTGCATATCATACAGTTCATCCTCATCATAAAATCTTTCACTCATGCACCGATGCCCTCTCTTCTCCATATCTTCCGATTGTCAGCAGTGTAACCGATAAATCGGCATATTCCTTTTCCAGCGCCTTTAATTGCCCATCTATCTCATCCATACGGTTTACGACATACTCTTCAAAGGATGCTAGGTTATCCACCGCCTTGACCGTTTCCGGCTGTTCCTTTGCTTGTGCCGGAGTTGGATGCTTAGGGACTATGCTGTCACTGACAATCTCTAAAATTTTAGATTTCGGACATGCATTGAGATCTGCAAGGATCTGTATCTGCGATGCTTTATGCTTGGCTTGCTTATATCTCCGTATGATTTCTTCATTTGACATTTCCATCAGATCACCTTCTCTATCTGTTCCAAATTTTCGATGTTAAGACTGGATCCATCCCAAAACTCCATGTATGCTCCATCAGCATTTACCGTGTAACCGTAGATTTCATGGATTGTATCCGGGTAATCATCTTCAAGCTGTACTCTGGATCCAATTGGAAGTTTATGTATCATGGCTACTGCCACACTAATTTTCCCCATTTGCTTTTTCCTTTCAGTTTGCCAGCAGGTCTTTTTCATACTCTGCCATATCTCCATAATCAGCTCTCATCATACCTTTGTTGGCATCATACCTTTTCTGTGCTGGTGCCCCTTTACTTTGGCTACTGGATTTTTCCCAGGTCCTTACCGCTGCTTGCCAATCCTTCATGTGGTTTTTTCCAACCATCCAACCCTTGGATTCGTAAAAATCGCAAAAGGCCTGCGGGTCTACCTTGTTCCCTCGCTCTTGACAGTAGGCTCTCACCTCATCAACAGTAGGCGGAACGAATTTTTTCTTAGATACGTTAGTATCTTCTTTTTTTAACTTCTTTCCTTCTTCCTTTTCTTCTATTGTTGTCGTTAGAATGTCATTAGAATGTCGATTGCCTGTCGTTTGGCTGTCATTTTGTATGTCACTCGACTGATACTCACAGTAGTTTTTTACCGTAAATACGGTATATTTCGGATATGTTCTGCATGTCACTTCGCCTGTCAATTTTAGATGCGAAATTGCGGTTCTTACCTCCCGGATCGTCATGGATGTCTCATCTGCCAACTTTGGAAGTGATGAAACGAAGGATCCGCGGGGAATCACCTTGCCTTCAAATCTTCCATCTTTCCAATTTGCCCTGAGAAGCATATGGATAAATAACCGGCAAGTATTTATATTTCCGTACCACTCCCATTCCATGATCTTCCGGTTCAGTTTTATGTACTCCACGCAGACCACCTACCCTATTCCGAAATCTTTCAACGACATCTGACCGGTATTATCTGCTTTCGGTGCCAGGCACCGCCGTATAGCTTTACAACGCTTGCTACAGCTACTGGTCCTTGCCTGCTCCCTGAACAGATATGCCTTGACTTTCTGCCTGTCCGCCAGACTGCCGTCCGGCCGGAAGTATCCATTATCTATATTGATGATAAGTGTATCCCGCTGCAGCAGAGCCTCTTCCAGCTCCTTGCGGATCTTGCGGTCACTCAATCTTGTATCTGTCACCAGTTTTTCCCGAGATATCCGGTTGGCATATCCAAAAGGTATGTAATTCTCAATCAGTATATAGACCACCTCCCGGGCGGATCCCCGTCCGCCCTGACACTAATAATGGCTGTTTGTGAGACACCACCACATGAACGGTTTCTTTCGCCCCGCAGGGCAGGTGTTGCAACCTCATAAGTAAGACCTTCCAAACTCTTTTATAAACTTCTCACGGGTCCCGTAATGTTCCTCGTAGTACCGCTGACATTCCTGTTTCAATCGCAGATCAAGTCCCTGATTCGGTTTCATATGGACACTGTCCGATCCGTAGATATGCAAAGTAGGATGCAACGGCACCAGGAATCCTCTTTCCTCGCTGGCGGCCTTACGGCTACCGTTAAATACGTGATGGATATGCACCACATTCAGATGTGTGATATAACAATGGTGCATATCATCCGTAAGCACGCTCCAACATTTCTTCATGGTTTCCACGCTTTCATCATGCTTTCTAATTCATCTGGAGGAAGCGTCTCAATTCCCAGTTCTTTGGCTTCTGCCACGATTCCGTCAATAAAATGACTCATTTCCTTTGTGTCATACTCACTGGACCCCTTAATCATTGCATAAGCATTAAACGTGCCGTTGCTCCTGATTGGCATCCAATGGCCGGTTATCCGGCTCATATCTACACAAGCCTTTACCGTAACAGTGATGGGCACACCGTCCGCCTCTTCCAGTACACCATAATCTTTCAGCATCTTTTCATAGATTTCTTCCTTGGTCGTAGGAAACTCTTGTGCATCCGCAATCTTGCTCATGAGCACCCAGGCATACGCATTTGCATCCAGTGACCTCTTCTTGCGCCACTTTTTTGCGGTAATCACAAGCTTGTCCAAATCTTTAATGCTGTCATACTGGCGGGACACTTCGTCGATAGAGTCAGCCTGGAATGCAATATTATATTTTCCCGTAGCAAAATCCATTGTGATTCCAGCCACTTTCCCGGTAAATTCCATCAGCCAGCCTCCTTAGTTGGCATATTCTTAGCCTTCTGCAGGAAGTCTTTAATCTGCAGATCTGACAGTTTATACACATTCTCAACTTTATAGGTCTTGCAAATAGATACGGCCGAATATCCTATCCTTTTCAGCTCAGCCTCTACCAGTGCCAACCTTTTCTTGTCCGCCTCCGTCTTACCATCCGGCTGTTGCGTAGGATCTGTATATTTGGTCTTATCAGCATCCCAGTACACATCCGCTCCGATACCAAGCTGCTTGCAGGCCACTGAAATAGCATCTGTGGTAGCCATCTTGTAACACTCATCCGACACATACTCACCTGATTTCTGAATCTCAACAAACATGGCTCCACCAGCCCCGGGAATAGGCTTTGACCACTCCCCAGCAACTTTTATGTACAGATTGATATTTACAAAGGCTGCGACCTCATTCCCGGAAGGTTCTAACCACTGCTTTGTAACTTCGTAGTACCATCCGATTCCGCAAGGACCAAACTGATCTGTAAGAGTCTTGATTCTCCACATCGGATTGATTTCCGTCTTACCCTTCAGCCTGCCACCAGTGATCGACCGCTTAGCTTCGGTCGGAACAACCCTCACTGCATTGTATATTTTTAAATTTTCATCCATCAGATCAACTCCCAATCAATTCCAACGCTGGTCAAATAGGTTTCCAGTTTTTCCTTGGCATCTGCAGTAAGTGCCAGTCTGTACTCGTACAGATTACTTTCTCCCTCCAAATCAGCCGGGATCATGCTGTCAATGACTTCCTGTGCAGTTTCTTCGATTGCCTGCTGGACAGCTGCCTGTTTTTCCGCTTCCGCAGCAGCAATAGCTTCCTGTTTCTCTCTCTCCGCTTTTTCCAGTGCTTCGCGTTCTCTCTGCTCTGCTTCCAGCTTCATCCGTTCCTCGCGGCGGATACGTTCTTCCTCTTCACGACGGATTCTCTCCTGCTCCCTTACACGGATTTCATTCTGCTGCTGTTGATACTGATTGATATAGAGAATCGCCTTTGTCAGATCAAATGATTCCAGGAACATGGATATGGCTCTGTCCTCGACATCGGAATGCATCTGGCGGATAGCTTCCAATCCCTGCTTCACAGTTTCTTTGCGCTCCATCATCTCTCTGCGGATCTGTGTGGGATTCACGGTTGAATTCTCCCACTTGCTGTTATAGATTTTCTGCAAAGGAAGTTCTTCCTGCATATCTCCTAGGCATTCCTTATACAGTTCATTGATCTGCAACCGCTTTTCCTCAATGCGGCGCTGCTCAAAAGCAGAGACCTGATCATTGATGAAATTGATAGGCTGATCATACATATCCACCAGCTCTTTTGCTTTATCTGCGAATTCCTGCAAAGGCTTCATGTATTCGTCACGGACTTCCTTTACCTTGTCAGCAAATGCTTTCTTCTCCTTTCGGAGTGCTGCTACGGTAGCCTTCGCATCCTTTTTGCTGTCTTCGGTAAATACCACATTACGGTACTCATCCAGTCTTGCACTCAGGTAAGCCTTGGCGCCCTCAAAATCACAGGTGATCTTTCCTGTCTGCTGCTGTACCTGTACTTCGTAATTCTCCATTGTTTCTTTCCTCCTGTTCATACGCTTCGCGCTGTCTCTTATATAAGTCTTTTCTGTGGATACCAAACTCCACAGCTTCCTGTTCCATCACATTATCCATATTTCATCACCATCTGCCCGTCAGCCTGCTCCGCATACTTTACTTTGAGCAGTTGATTGAGTTCCTTCCTCTTCTGCAAGCTCCGTGCTTCCATCCTCCGGATATCCTCCTGTCGGCAGTCATAACAGACACCGTTCTCCAGCTCCCCGGCATCGCACATGCCACCGCAGGCATAACACCTATACCGGTACATTTTCTACCTCCTGGTACTTTAACGTCCGCGCCTTATTGTCATTCTGCAGCAAGCAATAGGCTCTCCGCAGTGTTTCCTTGGTACTCAGTTCCGACAAAATATCATCTTCGGTAAAATCACCGAGAATAATGTGGTGTATTACATTTGCCACACAGCATTCCAACTTCTCCAGTTCTTCCAACCGATCATTATCATTGCTCATTTGACATTTTCCTTTCCGTGCCGTATAATAAGGCACATAAATAGCATTGACAGTGTTGTTTTTAGGATTCCTTGCTTTGGTCGGTGGGGAATCCTATTTTATTTGTCCATCTTCTTTCATAGACAGATATGCACAAGCACATCCAACTCCGGCACATGTCAGTGCGGATATGTACATTCCTGCTTCAAAGAATCCTGCCGGCAGAATAAACACTGCGATGAATGCCACTACTCCGAGCAGATTCGGCAGGTTAAATACCTTTCTCACGTTCTCCCTCCTTCCTAAGAATGAATGCTTGTCCGCACCCTCTACGTGATGCCCAGTTACCACACTGGACACCACTCGCTGATAATATTGGGGGGCTTGTGGTGCTGTCTGATACACCACGTACAGGGCACGGATAATTATTGCTATAGTTTCATCTGTATCAGCTTTGCCAGCATTTCCTCAGGCAGATCCCCTCCTGCCAGCTCTCCGACCGGTGCGTTCAAAATCTCTGCCAGATCCCACAGGTCTCTCAACTGCATTGATCCCGGATCCTTTATGCGGTTCTGTATGGTTCGTGTCTGTACATTCTGTTTGACCGCAATCTTATCGTCCGTGATCCGCCGCAGTGACATGTACCGCCTGATGCCTGCCTGCGCCCTAGCTTCATATTTCATTCTCACAGATTCTGTTTTCAAGAAATTGGATTTCGGCATTCTTCTCACTTCCTTTCCAGTTCAAATATTGCCCACCGAATCGCCGCCTTGGTATCCTCATCCACGTCGTTGCGCTCTAAAAGAGCATATAATCTGGCAATCTTCAAGGAGTTGAATCCTGCTCTGATCAGGATTCTCGTTATGCAAAAATGATAATTAATGCCGTTCACTATTCGACCCACGCTTCCGTCCAGTTGATGGCTGAAGTGTTGTTACAAACTGGTATTCTCCAACCTGCTGATGAGCCTGCGCTGCGAAAGCAGCTTTTAAAGCTTCTACAGGACTAGGATTTTGCATTAAAGCTCTTGCGGACACCAGCTCTGCAAGAGCCTTTGTCTTTTCGGTAATCTCATTCTCCATGTCGTTACCTTCATCGATGCGTTTTTTAATGTGTTCTGCCAATGCGTCGATCAGTTCATCTACCTTCCCCATTCTCTATCCCTCCTTTCCTACTGTCTGATATTGTTGTAAAACTCTTTCCCTCTGTGATATAATTTCCATATCATTACTGCACAGGAGAAAATTTATGTTAGATACTATTACTTTTATCCTCGCTTTGATTGGTTCCATCGGTACCGCATATACCGTAATCATGACTTTTTATTGGCATCGGATCAGCATAGATGTTTCGATTACTGATCATGCAATTGCCAAGGATACTGTAGTTTTATATATGGTATTTACTAACAATTCCAGGCTACCTATTTCCATCACTGACGTAAAAATCTGGAATAGATGTATTCCTTATAGTTGTGTAAAAGAACCAACTACAGTGCGAGTTGATACGCGAACAACAGGTAAAACTATCGTGTATCGTGAGGCCATAAAATCTCTCCCTTTTCCAGTAACATTACCCTGTCTGTCAGGCACATCTGGCTTCCTTTACTTTCAGATACCTCAAGAAAATTTTGAATGTGCTTCCAACTCTCTGACTGTTGAATTAAACACCAATCGTCACTGGACACTTCGAAAGACACTGTCACTTTCGGAGAATTGATGTACTGCTGCGTGGTTACATCCACGTCCTATTCCTCCTTCCTTGTTGTTTTGTGAATTTAATTCACTTATTAGGGTAAAAAAATATCATCCCTTTCTTTTCTGGTAAGATGAAGAACATTAGTCAATGCTACAATTTCTGAAGCATAGAAATTACCAGATTTCATCCGATTATACAGTGTTTCCCGCAAAATACCGGATTTATCAGCTATCGCAGACACTGTCATCCCAGAATCGCTTATTTTCTTTCTAAGTAGTTCCACATTTGCCACTATTTTTCCATCTCCTTTCCGTGAACTAAATTCACTATATCACTGGTGTGAATTTATGTCAACAGTTTTTAATAATTTTGTTGAATTATTTTACACAAAGTGTTATTATATGTTTACAACCACTTCAGGAAGGGGTGCAGCCAATGCTTGCTCTATATAAGAACATTAAGAAACGTCGTTTAGAGTTAAAAATGTCGCAGGATCAGTTAGCGGCAATGACTGGATATAAAGACAGATCTTCAATTACCAAAATAGAAAAAGGTGAGGTTGATCTGGCTGAATCCAAAATACGTGAATTTGCAAAGGCATTAAAAATATCTCCGCAAGAACTTATGGGATGGGATGAGGTTGATCCCAATACGATTGCTGCTCACTTTGATGGTTCCGAATTTACAGAAGATGAGCTTGACGAGATCCGCCAATTTGCAGAATTTGTCAAGAACAAAAGGAAATAAAGTCCTTTTAATAGGACTTATGGTTTGCTATTGTGAAGAAGGGTGATATATTTGACTACTTATGAAAGACTTGCCTCCTCGCAAGATGCGGAAGGCGTTACTATTTACGATCGCAAATTTCGCAGTCCTAGAATAAAAGGGTTATACTGTGACGGAAATATTGCTGTCAGTGATACTTTAGAAACCGATGCTGAAAAAGCCTGTGTTCTGTCAGAAGAGCTTGGGCACTACCATACAACAGAAGGTATTATTATAGATCAATCATCTGCTGCCAACAGAAAGCAAGAGCTCCGGGCACGTCTCTGGGGATATAATAAACTGATTGGATTGCACGGAATCATTTCCTGTTACAAAGCCGGGTGCCAAACGGCATATGATATGGCGGAGCATCTTGGAGTAACTGAGGAGTTCCTATTGGAGGCCCTTCAATGCTATCGCAACAAATATGGAGTATGTTTAAAATTTGATAATTATGTTATCTACTTTGAGCCAGGATTGTCTGTGCTTGAGTTGATATAAAATCACATTATATTTACAAAAAGGAGAATTCTTATGAACACCGAGAAAAAACAAAATGGATTAGGTATTGCCGGAATGATACTGGGCATTGTTGCTGTTGTCACATCATGCTTTGTATTAGGCGGTTTGTTCGGAACCATTGGCCTGATCTTATCTATCATTGCTCTGACAAACAAAAATAAGAAGAAAGGAATGGCTATTGCCGGAATCATTCTGAATATTATCGGCATTGCTATTGCTATGGCAGTTTTAATTTCTTCGGTTATCAATAACCAAAGTGTAACACCCTCTTCTATTTCCAACGAAGCTTCCGTATCAACCTCTACCGACGAAGAAAGCACCTTTGACATAACCGAGGGATATGCCACTATGGATAAGTTCAATCAGATTGAAATTGGCATGACCTATGACGATGTTGTAGATATCGTTGGATCTGAAGGTACCTTGATGTCTGAGGCTGGTACTGGTGAATACAAAGTGAGCATTTACTACTGGTATTCTGTGACTCATATTGCAAATATGAATGTAAGCTTTGAAAATGGCGTTGTCACCGGTAAGGCGCAGGTCGGCTTAGAATAACATTATGTACCTTCAAAAAAAACGTCATACAGCGAACTGACGTTTGGAAAAGAGGATACAAATGACAAATGAGGAATTCCGACAATTATGCCTATTAAAAAAGCACTTTCTTGACAAGAATATATCTCTTCCTATGACTGGTGAAAAATGTGCTTCTATTCCCGTTTATTCAAATACAACAAAAGATATTTTTTCATTAGCTTTAGATAGAAAGGGAATTACTCTAACAAAGAAAAAGTTACAAGAGCTTCACAAAAATGATAACACAGTAATGATACGTGTAGAAATAGATTGTGTACCTCATATGTTTAAAGATGGACATTTTTCCTCTAGAAACCATATCCATATATTTGATGAAAATGAAGAAAATGGATTACAAACATATGATTTAACTGGAGAATATGGTAATCTATTTTTAGATATAAATGATTTTTCTAGTGTTTTTTTTGATTTTTGTAAAATGTGTAACATAGAAACAACTGGCATAAATGTACAAGGTGTGATATAAAATGAAAAATAATTTCAAAGACGGCTATTTTAAGTGGCTCTATGATAACACAGTACAATTTAAAATAAGTGATAATATAACCAGACTCACTCTTCCATATTTAGACAGAAATAATACTTGTTCTGAAGTATTTATTAAATCTACAGAGGACGGATACATTATTACTGATGATGGGGAAACTTTAGATGAATTGTATTTATCTAATTTCAATCCATTCTCCAGTCCCAAAAGGGCTGCATTATTTAATCGTATTCTTACAGAAAATGGAGTTAAAAAGGTTAATGATGAATTGGTAGTATCATGTTCACATGAAGATATTTACCAAAAAATACACTTATTAACTCAGTGTATGATAAAAATAAGTGATTTATTTTTTACAGCAAAAAGTACAGTTCAATCATTATTTTTGGAAGATGTTCAATCATTTTTAGACGATAGTGAAATCAGATATTCTCCATCGATTTCATTTCAAGGAATAAGCGGTCTAACAACAAACTATGATTTTGTTATACCTAAGTACAAAGATACTCCCGAACGGATCATTAAGGTGGTAAATAATATAGACCAATCGCAGGCTAATAGTATTCTATTTTTATGGAATGACACAAGCCAAGCAAGATCCGAATATTCTTCTCAATTGTATGTATTTATACAAGACACTAACAAAAAAGTTCCGGCTTCTGTTATTACATCAATGAACAATTATAATGTTGTACCTGTTAAATGGTCAAAAAGAAATGATTATGTTGCAGCATTGAAAAAATAAAAAATCAGCCCCAGTGTTGGCGCACCGGAGCTGATGATGATAATAGTCCCGAAGGATACTACTATACACACAAAATAATAGTATCATCCCGGGGCTAAAAAATCAAGTCACCGGGCATTTTTATGCCCATTTTTAGGAGGATGATACTATGGCAACTGCAAAAAAATTACCTTCCGGATCCTGGCGATGCCTGATCTATACCGGAAACGATAAAAATGGGAAGCGGCAATATAAATCTTTTACTGCAGCAACGAAACGTGAGGCGGAATATCTGGCCACACAATATATGGTATCTCTGGAGGAGCACAAAAAGCAGAAGAAAAGTGATGCTCTGTTTTCTGATGCCCTAAGCCAATATATAGCCTCAAAAACACCCGTTCTGTCTCCGTCTACCATCCGTGGGTACCGTAATATTGAAACAATACTTAATAGGGAATTCTCTTTCTTTTGCCATACAAAGATTTCTGATTTAAGTTCGGATGATGTGCAGGACGTAATTAATGTTCTGGTCAAATCCAGATCTCCTAAAACCGTGCGTAATTATCACGGCCTGATCTCTGCTGTACTTGGGGATTATATCAATCTGGATACTTCCATGCCACAGAGCATAGAACCGGATCTGTATATCCCTACCGATAAAGATATCAAAGCTCTTGTATCATCTGTCCGGGATACTGAGTTGGAAATTCCTGTTCTCCTTGCAGCCTTCTGCCTGATGCGGCGCGGGGAGATCTGCGGTCTGTCCCTGCGTGATATTGACGGCACTACAATCCATATCCACCATTCCCTTGTCCTTGGCGAGGATAAGGAGTGGCACCTGAAAGCCCCCAAGACAGAATCCTCCGACAGGTACATCACCGCACCTCAATTTGTCGTGGACCGCATTGCGGAAGTCGGACACATTACCTCACTGAATCCACATTCCATCACTATTATGTTTCAGAGGGTACTGGATCGGAATAATATACCTCACTTCCGTTTTCATGATCTCCGCCACTACTCCGCTTCTATCCGGCACGCACTCGGTATCCCAGATGCCTACATCATGGCGGATGGTGGATGGAGTTCTGATAAAGTGCTGAAAAAGGTCTACAGACATGCTATGAGTGACCGGAGAAAAGAAATGGCAGATAAGGCCAACCAACATTTTGACTCTATGTTTTAGATACTATTTCGTGTTGCATTTCGTGTTGCATCATGTTGCATTTTGAATGTTTTATGTCCGTTTTACGATATTATTTCAACATTTCCAATGTTTCAGAAACGTAGTATTTATCAGTGTTTCACGCATTTATCACTAATTTATGTATTTTCTTTTATGGGGTTCGAATCCCCCTCTCGCTATTAGGTTAAAAGGGTCGGAAATGCTGATAAATACAGCGTTTCCGATTTTTTTGATTTCTCAAAGTATCAAATAATATGTTTACTTTTGTTTACTTCTGGATTTCTGACGGTGATAATGGTTAAACCAGAGTTTAAAATGCGCCGGTTTTCTCCTCTTAAAACCAGGGTTAAGAAGCCTAAAACAAAAGGTACGAAAGCTGACTCCGTGGAAAAAGTTACGGTTGCCGAACTTCTTCCCTCTTTGGAAAATACGGTTTTAAATAAAAATTAAACTTTAGCATCACCGCTTTCAGCATTCTGATAGACAAAGGAATTAGTGGTCATGGTGATTTCATCTAATATAGCCAGATTTCCGCTTTTCTTTATGCACATTGTTATTTAATAATTTGGACTTGCACACCGCCAAACCCGTTACTGTTCCAAAACAAACTGCTCTGTCTCAGGGTTCCACTTTAATACTGCTACGATTTCTTCAGAACTTATCAATTTATCCTCAGATGCCACAATAATCAAATCATCTACTATATCCATATAATAAAAAGATTCATCTCCAATGATCTTTAGCGCATCTATCGGAATTTCTACCCATTGACTGCCTTCGACAGCTAAAAGCTGAATTTCCTGTGTTGATATTCCTTGATATGTTGTGGTTTTTGATACCAATATTCTGCTTTGTCCGTCACTCGCTTGAATACAGTTTATAACTACTTTATCAGCCGCAAACTCCTTATATGCTACCATTTCTAATGAATCAGCATCTAAAAGGATACCCACCGTTTTATCCAATCCTGCAACATGAGGGGTATTCAAAATCTTGCATAACACGAATATTTCACTGGCATTATCTTGCGAGAAAGAACCAAAATCAATCCGAACTATAACAATATCTAATGCACTGATGTTACCTTCTTCGTAATTCTCTGCTACCTTTTCTATAATCCTGTTATTAAGCTCTGAGACCATATCAGCACTATCCCTGGATTTCGATATTCCACACGCATTGATGCACATCAGCATAAACAACACAAGAACAGAGACCGGCAAAACCTTATTTTTCATCTTACCCATACTCGTCTTAATCTCTTTCTGGCACATTTTCTATTTTAATGTGCAGGATATGATCCTGCAATCAGTGTAATAATACAACAAAATATTCGATGCGGAATCACCATTTTTTGCACGCAATGCGGCACCCATTTGACATAGCCCGTAACGATGTCCTCCCGCACCAGTTGCAATATCTGTGCAACTTACAGCTTTCAAAGCAGGCTGCGTAGAATGATCTTTTGTTCCATTACCACTACAGCTTGAGAAAAAGGCACCCCAAATATAATCATAAGTTGTAGATGATGGTTTATACATTACAATATCCGTTTTAGATTTACCTCCAGAAGTATAAAAAATATTTGCCGTTGCATCTATTGCCTCCTCGGTAACCTTAGTAGGATCATATACCTGACAACAAGAAGATGAGCAAACCTTATAATCTTTACCCGAATGATTCGAATAAACACTCAGCGCATACTCTAAGAAGGTGTTTGCCGCCACTGCCTGTGCTTCATACAATTCACTAACCTGTGTTGAAGTTAGTCCTTTACCAGTGTAATAACTTTTTCCGTAAAGTTCCGAAGATAATACAGTATAGATATATGTCTCTCTATCAACAGTTTTTGTTTGATTATTATAGTAAACCGCAATAGAATTGCTTACATCCGGAACAGAACTCATTGCTCTGGCAACAGATGATGTTGCAAAATTTCCTCTATCTATAATAGAAGGCAGTACAGTTTGTCCTCCTATATCATGCATTATTTCTTCTCTATCCTGCGAAACAGAAAAGTCATCATTTATATAGAATGTAAAAATTGTAGTTCCATCCGCACTGTCAACATCATAATTACTATAATTTGCCGCAAAATACCCTGCTGCATTTATTTCCCAATCGTATGTTCCTGAAGGGAGATTTTTTATTTGAAAACGTCCATCTTCACCCGTAATGACCGCAACTTCCCCATCTACAGAAATTGTAGCATTTGGAATAAAGGCTTCTGTATCATAATCTCTTACAACACCGACAACATTTGCCAAATTATTGTTGGAAAAAGTGTGCATACTTACTGCCAAGTCTACTGTTGCTGCAGAAAGGGCATAATTTTGGAATCCTTCGTCATAATCTTTTTGTGTTATTACCTCTGTCTCATAAAGTAAAGTTCCCTTGCTCACAGTATCCGTTTCTCCACATGCTTCTTCTGCATATGTAGTAATAGCAGAAGTATAAATAGAGCATCCGAACATAACAGCAATTGCCAAAGATATTATTCTTTTCTTCATATTTCACCCTCCCATTTTTTATAGGTAGTGTCAACTTTATACGCTCAAAATCACCCCAACTCCAGTAAAATCAAGTGTTCCAAGGCTGTGCCTTTACCTCCCCTTTCTTTGGCTTGGGTGACCAAAATTTTGCATCGGAAGATCAGTCAAGACCGGACTGAAAGCCGTTAAATTCAACCTTGACGGGGCTTTCGTAAGCAAAATATAATCGTTCACCCCAATGGAAAGGAATACGATTTTTTCATAATTCGGTTTACATTACCTTTTATAATCTGCTCAATATAACCAAGTTCTTTCTCCTTGTGCTACTTTAATGTCAAATATTTATGTTTAATAAATCGGGCTTGCAAATCCTATAAGACTGCTATCTGTTAAATTGTACGTATGTCTCGAAACCTTATCACTCCAGTTTCCATCCACAACAGTAATCTGTGTGCTTGACACCTCAACTACAATGCCAGTGTGGCTACTAGATGTTGTACTCGTGCCCGTAAAGAAAATATCGCCGACCTCAGGTGTATAGCTTCCGTTATAAGCAGAACTGTAATAAAAACAATCCATGTCTTTGAAATTCTTCATTCCTGTCGAGCAGGAAGAATACTTAGGAATAACGGATGTTGATACGCCCGCTTCACTTGCGCACCAACTAACAAATATTGCACACCATGCTGCGGGGTTAAGCCCATACCATTGACCATATTTGGTGTAGTTTGCAGAACCGGCGTTCGCTGTGAAACTATCCAAGTCTGAATTGGAAGCCTTTTCTTTATACCCAACCTGGGATTCTGCAACTCTGACAATTTCAGCACAATAATCAGTATTTATGGAATTCAAGCTGTATAACGCTTCACTAACAGCTTGAATTTCTTCAGAAACATAAGAACAGGATTGGAATCCTGACACAGTCTCCCTATAACTGTCAGACACTACTTTGGCTACATCATATGCCTCATCGTACATGATAGTCAGGTTGTGTTCAATGTCTGCAGTCTTCACAACACCGTCATCTACATATTCCATGCTCTCATATAATGTCACAAAAGTTATTGTATCCTCTATGTCAATCCCAGAAATTTGAAAAGACATATCAGAAACGCTGACGTTATTTTCGGACAATGTAATTCTGTGAGCATTTTCATCGTTCACGATGCCGTTGACAGCCACTGTTCTCAAGCTTTCCGTGTCCCCGGTCATGACTGCTGTTTCCCGACTATCCATGTAGCTTTCTACCAACTCAAGTATCTCCACCCTTTCTGTATCTTCCAGGCCAGCCGCCTCTGCGGGCAAAATCGGAACCATAACAAAGATCATACAAATAGCTAAAAACTCGCAATATACTTTTTCATTGCTTCCTCTTTTCTCTTCATAAAATACCTCTCTTTCTCGTCTGAACTTGTTTAATCTGCCTTCTGGTTAGAAATAAACAAATAACCATCATCCGTCTTTTGTAAAATGACCACCCATTGCCCCCCCTCATACTCTTTTTCGTATTTCAGTATGAGTTTGTTATTTGACTCCCAAGTTCCGGAAGTAACCATACACCAATCAAAATTCGAGTCTCCCATAATCAGATAGTAACTGTCATATTGCTCCAAATAATAGAAACTGTCCAAGCCTGTCTTTTTTGTCTCCGCCAGACTTATTCCCATTTTTTCCTGCAAAAAAGCATCCATTTCATTTGCTGTGATTTTTATGATATCCAAATACGGGGCATCACTACATAACTCTGTCAGCATTGACAGTTCATCCTCCGATACTTCGCCAAACGCTCCTCCAACGCCATTATAAAATAACTCAAACAAGTTAATTTCATCTGGTTGACTATACTCGCTGGATAACAGCATATTGTTCATGTTCGTTATGTCACCATTGAAAAATTCTGTGTTAAACACAGTAATTTCCTTTTCGGAAAGAGTACCGGAAGCCATCTGGCATCCTGAAAACATCAAAATCATAAAAGACAAGATAACCGATAATGCAAGTAAATCCATAACTTTTGTCAATATTTTCATTCAAAATCTCCTCCGTTTCACTTCTCAAATTTCTCGCCATTATAGACTCTTCATGGGCACCACTCCCATCCATAGTTGCAAAGCAGATTTCCCCACCTGCAATACACATTACATTTTTCTACAAACTGATAATTCTTTTCTGCCGATGTTGCCGTTTTAATTTCTCCATTAACACTACACGTCATTGTAACTCGATATGTACCTCTGGAAACCAGATATATTTCCAAGCCAGATGCTGTTATGGTATTGCTCGAATCTTCCCATGATTCCACATTGACCCAGCTACCAGAGACCTTTTCCTGGAACATAGCTTTTACATACATTTTTCAAATGATTTCTGCATTTCCCTATCAGCATTGTGATTACAACTATTAAAAATATTATATTTAGCTCCAAGAAGTAGCTATCCTTTTCAAATATAGTGCAAACTATTCCGATAAAAAAATCCAAGCATAAATATTTCATCAGCTTTATTTTAAAACACTTGTTCTCTTCTTCGTTTATCTCCCTGTTTCTGTTCTCAACTGGATATAACACATACACAAATACTTCCAGGGCGAATAATACAATAAGTGAAACAAATTCATGTAAACAGAGATTCTTAACTACAAGCAGAGTAGTAATATATGTTAAGCATGACAAAACAAAGCATATCCAGAATTTTTCCAAATGCAAACCACCTGCATAGGAACGCAATGGTGAGAAAATCACAAAGAAAAATATCCCTTCTAAGACCATATCGAGTTTCAGTGCGATGAACAAGCTTGCAACCAAAAACAACCCAACTTCCAAGGTTATGACAAATCCATATTCATAGACTTCCCGATCTGCTTCATCAACCATGCTCTTTTTGATAACATAATCTGTCAACAACTTTGCTACTTTTCTCATTTATTTGTTTTTCCTGAATTTCCTCACTTCTTCCGGCTGTTTAGGCTGATGGTATATGAGTGCACATCTGCTGTTTGCAGCTTTTGATAACATTCCATCAGCAACGGATGTTAATGCTTTTGCTAATACAGTTTTCTTTTCATTTTTCTTCAT